AACAATTACAGGTTATAGGCAAGGGCTTGAAACGGGTACTGGCCGATTCGGTGGCAAGCCAGAATTAACTTTGGCTGGCGCATGGGCTGGTGGTTACTTTATTGACACGTCAATAGTAAGAAGTTTATCCGATGGGGCTTATACGCTATTTAAGGCTGGGGCCGGGTTTTCGATGGCTTCACGATTCAGGTCTAATCAGAATATTGATTTTCCTGCCAGCGCATCATTCCTTGATTTTGCGCCAGCTAACTTTCCAAACCCTGCAACCTTACAGTTAGACGGGTGTATCATTACTCGCAATGGCGTAACCAATTCAGAAGACGCTAACCTAACTCCTAATATACTGGCGGCTGATCTTCCATCATCATGGAGTGGTAACGTAGGGCTTACCAACACATTTGTCGGCGGAACACAGACCTTTGCCGTTGAAGTGGCGACCGCCCTATCTGGCGTTGGGGTGGGTGTATTTCTTGATGTTGCGGGAACGCAGATTCCAACAGACCTACAGCATTTTGACGCACCAGTAAACGGACAGCTTAGACATTTAGGCAATAGCCCTAGAGAGTATAGAATAGTTAGTGATTTTACGATTGACGGCAATCCTAACGATGAGCTAGTTCTGCAAATATCTAAATGGGATGACTCTGCAGGTATTTTTATTCCTTGGTACTCACAGACCAGGCCAGTCAATTCGTTGGTTGGCGGTAGGGATGTTGGGTTTTTCTCATTAACTGTTGGGATCACATTAGATCAAAACGACTTTATCAAGTTGGAAATAGCCAATAACACAGCCTCAAGAGATGTAACGGTTGAGGTTGAGAGCTTTATGACCATCTTGGCTCGATAGCTTGCGACTATTTAAAACAGTGTTACAATATAACAATCCTATCTGACAACCCTCCTTGGGCCAGAACTATAACGGATGACTTTAATTATTTTATTTAAATGGTTAATTAAGTCGCCCCAGTTCTGGCAAAGCGACTCAAAGACCAATAATACGCTTTAAGGAGACATTCTAATGTCTAAGTTCTTAACACAAGCGGCGGTTACTGAGTTTGATAACGAAGTAAAACACGCCTATCAATCAATGGGTAAGCTACGCAACACGGTTACTACACGCACCGGCGTTGTTGGTGAAGCCTATAAATTTACTCGTATGGGTAAAGGCATTGCGAATCAGAAAGCCTCACAAGCTGATGTTACGCCAATGGATATTGAACACTCACGCCAAACAGCTAATCTTGAAAATTGGAATGCTCCAGAGTATACCGATATTTTTGATCAGGCTGAGGTTAACTTCGATGAGAAGCAAGAGCTGGCTAAAACCATCGCTAAGGCTTTAAGTCGCCGCGAAGATCAGATTATTCTGGATGCTATTAGTGCTATTACGTTTAGCGCATCGCCTGCTAATTTAGATCAAGGTTTAGACTTAACTATCGCTGCTGCGGGTTTAACGGTTAAGCAATTACGCGAAGCCTCTACAGGTCTTACAGATCGTGGTGTAGAGAGTGGCGAACGTTTTATTGCCTGTACTGCTGGTGCTCTTAACTCGCTGTTAGGTGAGACTGAGACTACTAGCTCAGACTTCAACACAGTAAAGGCGCTGGTTCATGGTGAGATTAACACTTTCATGGGCTTCACTTTTAACGTTATCGAAACACGCGATGAAGGTGGTTTGCCAGCTTTAACTAACTATGCTTATCACAAGGCATCTATTGGTTATGCAGTAGGTCTTGATATGAACACTACTATCGACTGGGTTGCTCAAAAAACCTCGTGGTTAGCTAATGGTATGTTGAAGGCCGGTGCAGTAGCTCGTGAAGCTGCCGGTGTTGTTCGCATGACCACAACTTCTTAAGGGGGCTTATCATGGCTTTTTCAGCAAGTACATTTATTCCTTTGTCATCTATGGCAAACAGTAATGCAGCTCGTATTTTTTCCTATCGTACAGCTGACGCATCGGCAACTGTGATCGCTAGTGGCTACTTTGATGACGCGGCAAGCTTAACGGGTGGTTTAGGGCTTAAAAATGCAGATGTTATTTTGGCACAGCAATCCGATGGTACGGACTTCTATGAAGTTGCGGTATCAGGCGCGGGCGTTGTAACCATTGCATTAACTAACGCATTTGCATAAGGGGTAGGTTATGGCCAGTGATATTGATATTGCATCTAATGCGTTGATTCTCATTGGCGATAACCCTATTTCCAGCTTTACGGAACCCGGTGCAGGCGCTACAGCTGCGGCTAACCTCTACTCTGATACCTATAAGCAATTACTCTCGGAGCATCCGTGGACGTTTGCACTAAAGGAGCAGAAGTTAAACCAGTTATCACAAGCGCCAGATGCCTTAACCAATTGGAAATATGCCTATCAGAACCCCACCGATTTAATTAGATATTGGTCAGTGATGCCTTTCTCTAATTATGCAATGGTGGGGAGTTTAACTTACTCAAACCAGAATGAGCTTTTGGCTCGTTATGTTTATAAGGTGGCAGAATCACAACTGCCGCCTCATTTTCAGAAAGCATTAGAATACAAACTGGCAGCGGATTTTGCATTGCTAGTTACTGAGGATGTAAATAAGTCGCAAGTATTTGAGCAGAAATACCGAGTAGCCATATCACAGGCGCGCTCTATTGACTCGCAATCACATCCACAACAACCGATTATTGACCAGCCCTTCACAGATGTAAGACAGGGCGGTAACTACTTTTCCTAGGGGCTTAAATGGCTGCTGTCTACCAAATACAATCTAACCTTAACCGAGGCGAGCTAGATCCTCGATTAGTCGGTAGGATTGATATCCAGCCCTATTACAATGGCCTGTTTGAAGCTACTAACGTTTTAACTATTCCTCAAGGTGGCGTTAAGAAGCGCCCAGGTATGGAATATCTTTATACAGCCCCCACTAGCGGTAGGCTAGAATCATTCTCGTTCTCAACCGAGCAAAGCTATTTGCTGGCCTTTACTGATAATAGGATGTACATCTTTAAAGGTGGCGTTCTGCAAACTAACATTAACGGGTCGGGCAATGATTACCTGGTCACGCCTTATAATGGCAGTGAGATAACTAGCTTTGATTATATCCAATCTGCCGATACGATCATTATCGCCCATCCTGATATACAGCCAAGAACAATAACTAGGGCATCAGATACGAACTGGACAATAGCTACAGCTAATTTTTCAGGTATCCCCCAGTTTGATTTTAATGATGGTTCAAGCCCTACGCCTACATCAGAAATACAAGAGATGATATTCACCAATGCAACGGAGGGTGATCGGTATAAGTTAAGTCTAAATGGCATTCTTACTGAGGATATTGTCTATGCTGCAGTGGGGCTAGATGGCGCTAATAGCAACGAGAACGCTATTACAGATGCCTTGCTGGCTTTGCCTATTACAGCTAGCAGTGGAATTACTGTAGCTCAGACGGCTCAAGCGCCTGATACTTATGACATTACCTTTAGTGGCTCTAGTGCTGATGATTGGGATTTAGTTACCGGAACCCCTGTATTAGTTAAGGAGACTACTTTTGCTATTACCACTACAGAAACACAGGCGGGATCTAGCCAGAAAGAAGATGTATGGTCTAGCACTAGAGGCTGGCCAACGTCTTTAACCTTTCACGAAGCTAGATTGTACTTTGGCGGCTCAAGGTCTAGGCCAAGTACGGTATGGGGCAGTCGTGTAAATGAGTTTTTTAACTTCGATGCTGGCATTGGTCGTGATGATGAATCTATTGATGTCACATTAGATACTGACCAGGTAAACGCCATACAGGCTATTTACTCTAATAGGGCGTTACAAGTCTTTACAACGGGTGCAGAGTTTTATGCGCCACAAACAATTGGCCAGCCATTAACGCCGAGCAATATAACGATTAGCCCACAAACAAACTTAGGCTCTAAGCGTGTTCGTCCTGTGACAATTGACGGGGTTACGTTATTTGCCCAAAAGTCTGGCAAGTCATTAAACCAGTATGTTTTTCTAAATGACCTGCAAGCTAATGAAACTCGATCCGTTTCTGTATTGGCTCCACAGCTAATTAATAACCCAGTTAAGTTAGCAGCCTCTAGGGGTACAGACGTTGATGATGCCAACTATGTTTACATCGTGAATAGTGATGGTGATATGACGGTATTCAATACCCTAATTACCGAGGATGTATCTGCATTCACTAACTGGACTACCCAAGGCAATGTTAAGTCTGTAGCCGTTGTTGATAACACTGTTTACTTATTGACCCAAAGAACAATTAATGGCGGCACTGAGTATCACATAGAGGTTGAGAATAGGGACTTAAATACGGATGCTGCTGTTACTGGCTCATTATCAACTAATGTTATTAGCGGGCTAAGTCACTTAGAAGGTGAGGCGGTTAAGATTAAGGTTTCTGGCGCAGTTCAGTTAGACCAGGTTGTAAGTGGTGGTCAAGTTACTGTTAATTTTGATACAGGCACTTATGAGGTTGGGTTAAACTTCAACCCTAAGATAGTAACAATGCCTTTGAATATACCAATACAGAAAGGGCCAAATTGGGCGCGTAAGAAGAAGATAGCTCGGTGTGGTGTGCAAACTTACTTAAGTAATGGTGTAATAGTTAACGGCCAAAGAATAGCCGATAAAACCATAGGTCTAAATCAGTTTGATGCGCCAGAGCCTAGTACTGAATTAAATCGAATACATTTGTTGGGCTGGGATTTACAGGCTCAAGTAACCATATCTCAAAACACTCCTATGCCATGGCAGATACTTAGTATCTCATTGGAAATAGCTATTTAAAGGGGGCGATCGTCACCATGATTAGAATGATAAGAAAGCTCAATCTCTTTGGCTTTTCTGGCTTTAATTGCATCCTCTTTGGTTTTGAATTGGCCAAGGAACAACTGCACCCCATTGTTTCCAATATACGCCCTCCAAATGCTTTTAGACTTATCAAAGGATACACCAGATGTTCCACTAGTATTTGTGATGTGTTTTTTTTGATTCCTTCCGTTATCAAGTCTGGTGGCCTCTCTAAGGTTGGCAATAGCATTATTGATTCCATTGCCATCAATATGATCTATCTGATTCTTTGGCCATTCTCCAGTCATGTACAGCCATGCAAGTCTATGCGCCTGCCAGAAAGCACCAGAAAGCCAGACCCTTTTATACCTCTTGCCACAATGGGCAGAATAAACCCCTCCAGCTTCTTTCCCAGAGAATTGGGAGTTGGTTCTTTTATGACCCCTATCAGTGTTAAAATGACACCTAGGTCTTTCAAGCCAAGTCATAGCGCCTGTAGCCTCATCATAGATAAGGGATTCTTTTAATGTTTCTTGAGTTGGTTTCATATATGCGCACCTTTATTGAATATAACATTGTACACGGACAATGCCTTTCCGGCAATTGTGTGAGGGAGGTGTAGCATGGCCGCTGCAGCAATACCATTATTTATAGGCTCATCCCTATTAAGCGCTAACCAAAGTAGGGCCGCGGGTGATATAGCTCGTGGTGAATCTAAGGTTCAAGCGAGACAAACAGAGTTAGCAGCTACCGCAAGAGAGGTTGATCGTAAAGACCGTCTAGCCAGCGCTTTGGCCAGCCAGAATGCGAGTGCAGGCGCTAGAGGTATAGCGGCGTTTGAAGGTTCGCCATTAACTATTCTACAAGCTGATATTGAGCGTGAAGAACAAGCCACGCAACGAGATATATTCTCAACTGAATTAGAGGCGTTTACTCAGAGATCAAGGGGTTCAATTGCTCAGAAGCAGGCGAGAGCGCAAGCATTCACTGGATTACTTAAGGCGGGAAGTTCATTCGCCATGCTGGCAAGTACCCCTAAAACTCCGGCGGCTACTACCCCTAAAACTCCGGCGACTACATAATGGCTAGATTCCAAGAAGTTACTAACATCCGTCAATCAAACTTATCCACAGGTGCAGCCCAAGGCATGCAGTCGCTAGCTAATCGCTTAGATAGCTTTGCATCACAACAAGCTCAAGTGGCCAGTCAGAAGATTGCACAAGATGCGGCTCAGGCTCAAGTTACCGGGCAGGCACAGTTCGACCCTAATCAACCACTAGAGGCTCAGCAGCAAGACGTCCCAGTATTGTTTGGCCAAGAGCAGCAGGCATTCAATAAAGGGCTTAGAGCGGCTTATGTTGCGGGTGTTGATCGTGATAATAGAGAGGAAGTTTCTCGGATAGCTCAAGAAAACCCCGATAATCTATTAGTTTTTAATGACGCAATAGAGGCTTATCGCAAATCAGTCTTAGACGGTGTTGATCAATCGGCTAGATCGGTGGTGGCCGAGTCATTAAACAATCAAATTACTAGTGCTCGTATTCAGGTCCAAGGCAATACGATTAAGCGCGAGAAGCAAGAAATAGCGGATACCTTACAATCTAATGCCACTTCGGCTATGGAGTCATCAGAGCGGCTAGCTAGAAACGGTGATACTAGGGGTGCAGCTTTAGAGTTACAGAATGCCTTTGCTACCGTTGACGAGATGGACGCAACCGATGAGCAGAAGGCTACCATTAAGCGTGATATGGAGCGTGGCGTTACCGAAGAGAGCTTGCTGGGCAATTTAGAGTCTGCTTTTGATGAGGCATTTACTATTGAGGATGGCGGTCAGTCTGCTTTTGATGCGGCATTTGAAGAGATAGAAAGCCTATCAAAAGAGGTGCCTAAAGGCTGGGCGGTAAAAGAGTGGAACAACTTTATCGGCCAAGCACAGGCTGCTATCGGCGAAAAGCTAACAGTGGCGACAAAGGCGAGAGCGGAAGAGAAGATTTCAATTAGCCGCAATATTTCTAATCTTAAGATAGCCGCTAAAACCGGAGCCGGTGATGCTGCTAGTATTGTTAAAAAAACCGAAGAGTTTTTCGATTCTGGGCAGATATCAGAGGCTGAGAGAACATCTATTTTAACTAGCCTTGTTAGCGGTCAAAAAAACCAGAGAGATGTCGCTTTCGATGATAGCCAAGTTGCCGCAAAGATAGGTGGCGATGATGGGATTATTTTAGATAAGAGTCAGATTGATGGGTATTATAAGCGCCATATAGCGCCACAATTAGAGGGCATGGAGCCATTGCAAGTACAGGCACAGACCGCTCAAATTGTTGATCGTCTAAAACAGGTTCCCACGCAGCTAAAAAACAGTATTGTTAATGGGCTTAGGTCGGATAACCCAGAGTTAATTATTGCTTCTGCCGATAGTATTGATCGGATTGACTCTATCCGAGGTGTTGTTGATAGGGACTTCTCTCCTAACGACAGGGCTTTTGGTCGCTTAGTATCTGAGCTAAGTACCAACTTAGAGCCAGCAGAGGCCGTAGCATTAGCTAGAGAGCAAACAGACCCCAACAACAAGGCAAGAGTTGAAGCGAGACAGTCACAGCTAAAAGAGCTTGTTAAAAACGATCCAGATGTTTATATGGATGCTATAGATAGCGAATTTAATCCAATGTTTGGAGCCTCATTGCTAGATAGGGCTAATACGCCTGCAATGATTAAAGAGTATAAAGCTCAATTTGATGCACACTATACTGCTGGCATGGATGAAGCCAATGCACAGGAAAAGGCATTGCAGATAGTGGGTAGGAATTGGGGCAAGTCTGAGGTTACTGGAAGATCCAGAGCAATGAAGTATCGACCAGAAGACTATTACTCTGTGTCTGGTAGCTCGGAATACATAGGTGATCAACTGCTAAAAGACATAAAGACAGGCTTTTTGATGCCTTTTGAATTTGAGAAAGAGGATTTAATTCTTTCTGGTAGTAATGATCATACGGCTAGGACTGCATCAACCGGCCAGCCTGAATATCTAGTTGGTATCGATATGGGTGATAAGGGCGTCTTTTATTTACCCGGATTTACATGGAAGCCAGACATGCAGGCGCAAATTGATATAGCTACTAAAAATGCAGAAACAGAGGTTAAGCGCTTAAGAGGTATGCCAGAAAGGCAGGCTGAAAAAGCTAAGCAAATGAATATTAAGGGACTTTAATGCCGTTCATTGAAGATAAGAATCAGCAACAAGCGTTTGCAAGGTCGGTAGGCTCTGACTTTGTGGCTGAGGGTGCAGACCCACAAAGCTATCTTGATGATGTTGTCATGCCTGCTTTTAGGACTGAAAACACTATAGGCTCTTATCTTGCTAGGAATGGTGATTTACCTGATACGGCAACAAACCCCGACTTTAACCCCTTTGATCATTTTACCGATGAAGAAAAGCTAGACCCTGTTTTTGTTGAGAATGCGGCACTTGCCGATAACACGGCAGAGATTGACGCGGTGAGGTCGCAGCAACAAAGAGAGAGGCGAGATAGAAAACGGTTAGCCGATGCGGGTGCAGATGCATTTTTTACCACTGTTGCGGTTTCTATGGCCGACCCTATAAACCTTATTCCAGTAGGTGGCACAGCTTATAAAACGTATCGTGGCGGTGCCTCAATACTTGCGGGCGCAGCAGCAACCGGCAGTGTCGCTGCAGGATCAACGGCAGTCACAGAGGCGGCTTTGCACCACTCACAGATAGAGAGGACTTATGGCGAGTCGGCGGTTAATGTTACAGGTGCATTTTTCTTAGGTGGCGTTTTAGGCAGCTTAGGCCCGGCAACACAGGCCATAAAAGGCAAAAAGGATATAGCTCAGTTTTCAGACGAAATAGATAAAAGCCTTGATCCAGAGCCGGTAATTGCTAAGGGCGGCGACAGTGTTGGCGCTATGGCTACTTTTCAAGATGTGCAGGTAAAAGGCAAGATAGCCAAAGGTTTAACTAAATTATTTTCACTCGATCCATTAAGTAGGGCTGTTACCAGTGAATTGCCGGAGACTCGATCACTAGCCGCAAACTTGGCAGAGTCGCCTATCGCTTTTGAAAAAGGGGTTGGCCAAGCAACGGAAACAAGGATTAAGCTGCACGATGGGAAATATGCCGATTCTTTGCATGAGCATTTAAGCTTATTTAAGCAATATAGAGCTAATGGCGGTGTAATGAATCGCAGAGATTTTAATGTGTCTGTAGGTCAAGCCATGCGCCGAGGTGATGTTCATAAGGTGCCAGAGGTTGCAGCATCTGCTAAGCAGTGGCGCTCTAAGCTTTATGAGCCATTAAAGCAGCGAGCTATACAGGCTAAGTTTTTAGATGAGGCTGTCGAGGTAGACACATCTATCTCTTATCTCAATCGTATGTGGGACAAGGATGCTATTACCACTAAGCAGGCCCAGTTTGTAAAGGTTGTTTCTAAGTGGCTATCAGAAAAGAACAACGCTAATCCTGATATTGACTTTGATGAGCTAGCTCAAGAGATAGCTTCTAGAATCAAGGGTACG